GTTGAATAGCAAAAGGGTACTGGTTATAAACGTTATTTAATTGAATTTGTAAATTAAATTGTCCAATAGAACTGTTGGAGAGCATTGAATCCATCGATAAGTCTCTAGCAGGATTTATACAAAGCATTGAACCAAGAGTTGGAATATTTACACTTACACCAGATTGAACAGCATTAGCCTCACCTCTAAAAGAGAAGAAAGATTGTTGAGAACCAGCATTTTTTGAAATATTATACAATTGAGATTGAGAAGCAGATGCAAGAAGACCGGATGCATTGTTCCAAGTGATTGATACATTATTAATAGTTAAAAAGGAGTCAGGATACGCCCAGTTTTGTTGAGAAGATGGAATACGGATACCAACAACAATCATTGAAGGAACTTGAGAAAGTTGAAGATTTTGGCATGAAATTGTATATCCGCCGGTTTTTGGTTGCATCAATGGAGAGTTGGAGGATGGTGAGATATATCTGTTATATGTTGTATAATTGGTAACAGAGCGGGTGCTGACTTGGGCGTATTGAATATCGCTCAAAGTTAAGAAATTAAAAAGCAGTCTTGCATTGGTAAAACCCAAACCACTTGAAGCAGGATTTCCAAGAGTGATACTGTTAATATATGATGTCCATCCAGTACCAGCAGAATTTACGGAAACATTACCAGTTTGCCATACTCTTGAACAATCATTTACGGTTAAAGTCATTGACATAGCATTAAGACCAATTAAACCAGCGCGGTTAAAATCATTACTGATAAAGGGAGAAAGTGCAAGGAATGGTTCAGTTAATTGTTTAAAAGTAGCATATATAACCCATGTATCAGTTGTTGCGGTAGAGATTAATGAGTTATCAGTAAGAACACCGCCAACGTAATGATTTACGGTAAAAGTAGCAGGATATGAACCATTTGGAATTCTTGCATTATCAAAAGAACAATCATTATAATTACCCATTGGAGAACTGTTACTTAAAATAGCATCACCAAAAGAACCCCAAAACTCATTAACGTAATCGGGTGAAGTACTGTTTAATTTATCAAGATTTTTTTTGTCTTCTAATAATTTAGCAAACGGTAAAATATCTCTGTACATTGTTGATACTTGGGCGTTATTTACTCCTATTTGTGCCGTTTGTAGCAAACTTTGCAAGGGGTACGGTGCAAGCGAATCAGTTACTCCATATGAAAATGCGCTTGTTCCAACAGGTACATTAGAGCAATTTATTGTCAAATTAAGGTCTGATTGCAATAGAACACGTGGATCGACACATATTGATTCACTTGGAAATTGTACATTTGTTGTTAAAGAACTATTTGAAGCACTATTAAAGGGGAATGCTTGGTATGTTGAATTTCTAGCACCTGAATATACCCCAAATGAAATTTTATCAGTTAAATCAGCAATTCTGCTGTCTTCTATTGTTACTGTGGAGATTTCGTGAGACATTATATAATTAAAAAATATTTTTTTTTTATAAAATTATTTTATTTTATACTTTTTAAATGTGAAAATTTATCTTTCTTAAAAAATCCTAATTTAACAGAACAACTTGCGCCACTATTTAAATAAAGGGGGTACAGTGTCCCGCTTTTAGTTCTATAATAAAATTTAAAATCAATATTATACAAAGGTTGAGAGTCCAATAAATCAAAAAATTGCAGTTGCGCTGTCGGGAGATAATTAATTGTTTTTGTATATATATTATCGCTTACTGAGTACTCTATTAAAATGGGTTGAGTTAATGAGTTAGTTATTTGACTTATAATAAATGACTGATTATTAAAATATAATTGAGGAGTAGCAATTAAAACATTTTGTACAGGGAGGAATGCCGATGTTATAACAATTGAATCAGCAGGAGACCAAAGATTAATTGAAGGGAGTTCTTGTGGGACATTTCTTAAATTAGTAGTTGAATCAAAAACGCCGGTGTTATTTGTTATATAAAGTTTCTCAGCGGTAATTCCTTCTAATAATGTTGATTGACTTGGTAAAAAAGAATATAAATGAAATAGCGGGCCATTCATGTATATACTGACATATGGCGCAGAACCGTTATCAGTAAAAATATCATTATCAACAATAATGCTAAATAATTGAGTTATTGGGTTGTAACTTATTATAGGTGCATCTACATTTGGTAAAGACCCAAAAACTGTTTTTAAAGAGTTCCAAGCACTTGAAAAAGCAGTATTAACCATTGCATTAAAAAATTTGTAATTGTAAATGCTATAATAACCATCCAAATAAAAAGGTAATCCATCGGCGTATGATGTAGGTGGTAATGGTATAGGTGCTAACAAATTTTGAGGTGTATATATTACGGGTACAGTAAAAGAAACATTATTATATTGTAATGATACAGTGTAAATTGTCAAATTAATATCTGGTTGGTTTATTTGTATTTCAGGATTTAAAACAGGTACAGAAGTATTATTTATTGTAAATTGTGTAACAGCACCGTAATATTTAGAAGGATTTTTTAAATATGGGATTGTTCTGCTTTGGTTATATTCTGCATATGGTATTCTGCCTGTAGTTGATATAAAATTCGTAGAAATCAAATCAAAATATAAAACATCGGGTTCGTCTTCCATTATAATATAATATAATAAATATATTTTTATTATAATATATTAAATTTTTTTAAAAAACAAATTTTAAATAAGTCAAAATATCTTAATTTTAATTAAAATTAAATATCTTTATAAAAAACCTTATAAAAATCTTAATTTTAATTATAATTAAATATATTTTATTAGATATTTTAATAAATTCCTCATTAAATATCTAAAAAAATCTAATCTTAATATATTTACAATAAAATCCATATGTAAAAATTTATAAATTTTTACATTGTGGAAGTATCAATGATTTAGATATTTATTGATATTTACAATATATTTATTGATATTTACAAGATATTTATTTAAATTATCTAATTTTATATATTTAATTTCTTGTAAATATCTCAAAATTCCGCCTTTTAAAACATTTTATTAAAATTTGTTATTAAATATATTTACAAAATTGTAAATTAAAGATATTTCTTTATTAAAGTCAGTTTTTCAATCGGTATATAAACATGTTCCAAAGGGTCAGCAGTAACACCAAACCGCTTAAATAATTTACTTTCAAATTTATTGAAGTCTTCTTCATTATATTTTATATAATATAAACCATCAATATAATTAAATAATAATATTAATTCTTTATTATTATCTTTTAATTTATTTTTTGTTATCATTGTTGTGGGGTATGTTGTTGATAAATTTTTACGTGATTTTAATTCAAAATTATATTGATTATTGTAAAAATCATATTGTGCATATTGTTTCATATTTTGATTAATATCATCATTAAAATATTCTTTTAATAAAGGTAATATATGCGTTTCTTGTTCTTTTCCGTAAATATAATCGTTCTGGAAATGTCTTGACATTTCTTATATATGTAACAAATATTTTTTTTTTCCATTTTAATCAAATTTATTTTTTAATTATATTATTATAATATATAATGAATGAAATGTTGAGCGGCGGAGATATAAAGACATTATTAAATCAACAAGTAAAGATTGTGAGATTTAGTGATTTGTATAAATATAAATCTTTAATTGAGTTATTACCTAAAAAAAATAGTTTTGTTGTAATATTTTTGGAAACTGAAAATTATTATCGTGGTCATTGGGTTGCATTGATGAGGTACAATAATTATTTTGAGTTTTTTGATTCATATGGACTTACTGAACAACAGGATTATTCTCTTGTACCAAATAAGACCAAAGAAGATTTGAATGAAAAAGATTATTTAAAAATTCTTTTTAAAGGGTATAATGTTGTACAAAATAAAAAAGATTTTCAAAAATGGAGCGATAAAATAGACACGTGTGGTCGTTGGGTAGTTATTCGTATTTATTTATTTTTACAAGGATATGATTTAAAAGAGTTTATTAGACAGATTGATAATTTAATGAGAAAATATAATTTTAAAAATTACGATGAATTATCTTTATATTTTACAAGTTAATTTATTTATAAAAAAATCTTAAATAAAATCTAATTTAAGATATATAATGCAACATATGGAAACCAAAAAAATAAGAGATTCAAGCAAAAATATTTATATTAAAAATATTCAACGATTAAACAACGGTGAAGAAGTTACAGATTTAAATTTTTTAAAGAATACTCCCGCAATAATGTCCAAATTAGAAAAATATAAACCAAACAGTAAAAGAACATATTTAATAAGTATTGTAAGCACATTAAAAGACCAAAAAGGTTTTGAAGAATGTTTTAAATATTATTACAATGAAATGATGAAACTTAATAAAGAGTTAAAAATAAATAATACAAAGAGCGACACCCAAAAAGAAAATTGGATTTCACAAGCAGAAGTCATTCAAACTTTTAATAATTTACTTGAACAAACTAAACCATTATTTAATTTAAAAAAATTAAATGAAGAAGAATATAAAAATTTATTAAATTTAATCGTTCTTGGTTTGTATGTTTTACAACCAGTTAGAAGAAATAAAGACTATCAATTAATGAAAATTGTACCAAATATGAAAGGAGTAATAAAGCAAGCAAATTATAAAGATTTTAATTATCTTGATTTATCTACCAATAAATTTTTATTTTATAATTTTAAAACAAGTGGCACATATCATCTACAAGAGATTGATATTAATGAAGAGTTATTAAAATTAATAAAGATTTACCTTAAATTTTATCCAAATAAAAAAAAAGATTTTTTATTGGTAGATTATAGAGGAAATCCTTTTATTCTTGTTAATGATATTACAAGGATATTAAACAAAATTTTTAAAAAAAATATTGGTGTCAGTTTATTACGTTCAATTTATTTAACAAATAAATTTGGAGACGATATACAAAAAATAAAAGATGTTGCTAAAGATATGGGGACAAGTCAAAATGTTATATCAAATCAATATGTTAAAATTGATAATAAATAAATTTTTTTTATTAAATATATTATATAAATGGCATACAATTCTGGTATTAATCAAAGAGTACGAAAGCAAGAATTTTTTCAAAATACAATAGCAGAAGACCAACCATTAACACAGACAAATTTAGGATTACTAGCAAATTTAAAATATGTTCAACAACTGGCGATGAATTCAATAGTTAATGCATTACCGGTTTTAAATCCAATTTTTCAAGGAATTTTAACAGGAACAAATTTAAATACAAATTCATTAACTGTTGATGATTTTAACAATAATTCTAATTTTACAGGAATACCAACAATAAATAATAATAATATTGATTATAATATTATTGGAGAAATTATTTTTTCGGTTTCTAATATAGCACCCAATAATTTTATTGTATGCAATGGACAAAGTTTAAATGTTGTAGATTATCAAGAACTTTTTAATGTTATTGGATATAATTACGGCGGTTCTGGAGAGTCTTTTAATGTTCCAAATTTTCACAGTAAATTTTTTTTAGGAGGTAATGATAATATTAATAATGTAAGTGTGAGCAACTACGCTACAAACGGATTTATTAACTCTTATAATTTTCAAAATTATTCAGCGTCAAATCCTTCTACAATATCTCAAGTTTTAGACCATACACACAGAATAACAGATCCCGGTCATGAGCATGGTTTAAACGGAATTACAAATGTTTTTTTAATACCTTTAGATATAACACCCTCACCATATGACGCTTTTTCATTGAACTCTCCCGAACCCCAAATTTTAACAGCATTAACAGGAATAACAGGCACAGAAAATTCAGGACAAAATATAGCAAATGCACCCGTAAATGTAACGCCTCCGTTTATTAGTTTTAATTTTTTTATATGTGTAAATACAACAAATTAAAATATTTATTATAATATATAATGAGTTATAATTCTGGTATTAATCAAAGGGTAATAAGTCAAGAATTTTTCCAAAATACAACAGCAGAAGACCAACCATTAACGCAAACAAATTTGGGATTACTAGCAAATTTAAAATATGTTCAAACTTATCTACAATCGGTTATAAATACTTATTTACCGATATTAAATCCCACTTTTCAAGGGACAATGACCGGTCCAACATCGATTATAAATTCTTTATCAGTCAATACAGTCACTGGTAATCCAAATTTTACAGGAATACCAACCATTAATAATAATACGATAAGTTCTTCTAGAATTGGTCAAATTAAAATGTTTATTTGTGTTCCTCCAAATCTAAATAATTATATAATTTGTAATGGACAGAGTTTAAAGGTGTCAAATTATCAAGCACTCTTTAATGTTATTGGTTACACATATGGTGGATATGGTGCAAATTTCACTCTACCAAATTTACAAAATAAATTTTTAATTGGCGGTAATAATAATATTAATGGTTTAAGTGTAAGCAATTACGCCACAAGTAATTACGTTAATTCTTATAATTTTCAAAATTCTTCATCTTCTTCAAATCAATGTTTATTGACACAAGTGCCACCTCATACTCATTCAATAAACGACCCCGGACATGCTCATTTAAGCAATGTACATCAAGAATTTTCAACATATGCAATAGAACCACCTATATATGCTCTGTATCAAAATGAAGGCGAAGGTGGTGTCACATCTACCGCTTATACGGGAATTTTAGAGACTGAAAATTTTGGTTCTAATATCACAACTGACCCAATAAATATAACACCTCCGTTTGTTAGTGTTAATTTTTATATATGTTATAATTAAAAATTTTTATAAAAAAATAAAAAATTTTTAAAAAAATATATTATATTAATTATATAATGGCTGATAAGACTCTATTTAATCAAACTTTAGTTTTAAGTAATTTACTAGTAAGCAATACCGAATATTCAAATGTCAGTGGTTTCGTCCCCGTTGTTTCGAGTATTTCTTCTTCAAAGGATGCAGTCACTCTTACCGTAAATAATTTAGAGGTTGATTCTGCTACAATTGGCCCAAACGATTTAAATAATTCCGGCATTCAAACCACTGTTGTAGAACTTAAAGGAACTAACTCTGCCAATCAAGGCTTTGATATGTACAGTAATAATGGTAGTTTATTAGTTATTGCGAATAATTTACCAACAGCAAATTTAAGCGGTGTTATTTTCGACTCACCTGTAGGAGGTCAAGCCAATATTTATTGCGACCAAAATGGTATTATAAGTACTGATAATATGCAAGTAAATCAAAATATGACTGCAAATGTTGTAGAAGTTCAAGGAGGTGCTAATAGTGTCCAACTTACATGCACTGCCGCTGACACTGTAAGCGCGCCATATATAAATGTTGCTACTGCTCTCAATAGTCCTGAGATTAATGTTATTGATGGTGCTAATGTTGTTACTCTTAATTGTCTAAGCCCAAACACCTTAACTGTCAGTAGTTACGTTCAAGCCAATGCGTTTATTGGTGGTTTAATAAATACTTTTTACCTTCCTCCTTCTTCTATTCTAGTAAGTGGAACACAAACAGAAACCATTACATTTTCATTCCCATCTTATCAAAGTCCAAACGCTTTTATTTTTAACTTTGTACCTTTTAGTGATAATGTTGCCGGATGTGTATGCATTTCTTATCAATTTGTTTCTCAAGATGCAGGTGCAAACACAGTGACATATACAATTCAACTTCAATGCATTGGTGGTAACAGTTCAGTCTCTAAAATTAATATTTTTGGTGGTAATTTCGCAATACCACCTTATTAAAAATTAAAATTTAAAATATTTTTAATATTATATGGGTGATTGGATAGACACGTTCGATGCAGTGTTTTTTATTACTATTAGCACATTGGTTTGTGGTTGTGGTGGTCTCGTTTTAAAATATATGTTAAAATCAAAATGTGAAAATGTAAATTTTTGTTTTGGTTGTCTTGTTGTTAAAAGAGACATTAAAGCAGAAGTTGAAGAAGAGTTAAGAGAGTTAGAGTTGGGCGTAAAAGATGAAGAAAAATAAATATAAAAAAATAATTTTAATATAGTATATGGATAAACGCACTGAAATTTTTAAATATAGTAATCCTCTAAAAGCGCAAGAGAATGCAATAAAATATTTGGGTAAAGATGCATTATTGTATCTTTCTACAAAAAAAGACAAAAAATATATGATTAAAAATCCTTATACAGGGCATTGGGTACATTTTGGACAGATGGGTTACGAAGATTTTTTAAAACACGGTAGTCAAGCCCGCAGACAGTTTTACTTAAAAAGGTCGGGGCATATAAGAGGTAATTGGAGGGACAATCCTTATTCGGCAAATAATTTAAGTCGTGAAATTCTTTGGTAATAGGGGGTATATCACGAATTAAAAATTTACTCTATAAAAATATTAAAAAAATATTTTTATAGAAGGAATTTACTGTAAAAAAATTATT